AGCAATGGCGGCCACTGGTGCTACCACTGCAGGGGTCTTGGGTTTTACTGCTACTGGTACTGGTTGTGCTCGTGTGGTCATTGTGATCCTTATTTTTTCTTAGCAACTGCAGGTGGTTGTGTTGCTGGAGACTTCTTTGGTCTAGCAACAGTTGTAGGTGCAGGAGGGTTATGCGGTTTGGTCGTCATAACTGTTATCTAATAGTGTGTATGCCAACTGCAACACCGGCCACAGTGGTACCGTTATCACTGTTAGCACCTTTTTTGCTTGCAACACCAGCTACTGCTGATACTGGAGTATTGATGTACGTTGCTGCTGCTACTGGTGCTGGAGTTACTGTATTTGTATATGATACCGCGGCAACTACTTTCTGTGTGCCTGCTTTATAAATTGCGTATGTCATTTCGGTTTCCTTAAAAAACGTTTATAGTATTTATGGCTTTACCATTTTCTTTGCCATTATGGTAGCTTTTATCTTTGCTTTTTGTTCCTCACTCATCGGCTTTCCTTTATTGATAGGAACTTTACCTTTATTGGCTTCGCTAATCTTTTTACGTGTTATATCAGTAACTTCTAAGCCGTATCTAGGATTATTTGATCCTTTTTTAGTTTCGGAATTTTTTCTTTTATGTTCTTCTGTTGCTTTCTTTCCTTTATTTTTTCCTATATTACTTAATCTTATTTTTTCAATATGTTCTTTAGTCTTAGGTTTGCCTTTATGAAAGTCACTTATTTTTCTATTAGATTCTTTTGTAGGAATAATATACCCTGAAATATTTTGGTTGATCCATCTTGAATCGTGCAATACTTTACAACGTTGTAGGACTTTAGTTTCCCAACGAACTGCTTGTTCTTTGGTATCAAATATTTTTCGTATTTCAACATCAAAACTATCTTTGCCATTTTCTTCTAGTAGATTTTGTATAGTAGGGCTACTAGTAAAATATCTATTCCATAAATCCTCGTGTGGTAGTAATTTATTCGCGGTACGCACACCATAATATACTTTGCCACTTGGCTTATGTTTAATCAAATATGTATAAGGTTTCATATAATTATTTATGATATAGTGCAATCTCACCCACTTAAAAAAATATAGACAATAAAAAACCCACCGAAGTGGGTTTTTATTTTTTTCAAACGTATCGAAACACGTTGCCTTTTGCTTACTGGAAGCTCAAGTTTGCAACGGCTATTTCCCCTACGTAGTCACCAGCGTTACCTAGAGACGATGCTGTGTTTGTTAACTCAACATAGCCGTAACGTGTCATAAACGAAACTACTGGTTCGAATGTCATTGGATCTAGAACAACACCAGAACTCATTAATGGGATATATGGGCAATAGAACGCAGCTGCATCAGCTTCGCTAGAACCTTTGTATCCAACCAATACTGCTTGGCTGTCGTTTGCATAACCGTCTACATAAATCTTCATTGCGCCGTTCAATGTACCAACAAACTTGGTGTTTGTAGGTGCTTCGAATGTACCTTCTGTTGTACGAGCAAAAGCTGAAGTTGTTGCAGATTGCAACACTGTCAAACTTGCTGGTGATACAACTGCCCAGTTACCTGCGCCACGACGTGTACGTTGAGCGATCAAGTTTGCAGTTCTATTGATTAGAACAGCTAGAGCAGCGTGTTCATCACCAACGAATGTTGCAGTACCCGAAACTGCTGACTGGTCAAATGTGTAGTCAGTAGCTGCTAGTGCACGTAGTGAACCAAGAATTTCTTGGTCAATTTCAACTGTGATTTCTTGAGCCAAAGCAGCCATGATTTCTGCTTCAACATCTAAGCCGTGCATAGATTGTGCGTCTTGAGCGGCTTCAAATGTCCAACGAGCTGACAATTTGCGAGTTTTAGCCTCAACAACTTGTTTCAAGATTTGAACATTGATTCTGTTACCAGCAATACCTTCAAGAGCAGCAGTAGATGTAGCTTGACCAGTTGTGTTAGAACCAGAATAAGCAACTGCAATCTTGAATGGGCTTAATGCCTCGTCACCAGCGTTAGCTGATGTTGCGTATGGTGAACCATCGCTTACAGAGTCAGCATAACGTACACGTAGTGTATGAATCTGAGCAACTGGACCTGTCATTGGTTGTACACCAACGATTTCGTTAGCGATAACTGTAGGCATAACACGACGGATAACTGGTAGAATAACACGGTTAAGTGTAGCTACGTTACCTGCTTGTGTTGAACCTGCTGTAGCGTTTTCTGCCAACATCTTGCGAGTGTTTTCTAGAATAACGCCCATTGTGGTGCGCTTAGAACCATTTAGGCCTTCTAGCAAGGCTTCTTTAGTCTCGCCCCAACGGCTTTCTAATAATGCTTGTGTCATTTTCTCTTTCCTTTTCCTTTTAGGGTTTAATTAAGCCCTGCTAAACGCTTCATCTCATAAACATTTGACATTACGTCATCTGCTTGTGTAGATTCAACGGCAGTTTTAGCAGTTTTATCACCAGTTGCCACTGAGCGACTTTCTGTTAGTACTGCTGGTTTTACAACCGGAGCACTAGCAGGAGTGTTGTTCAGCACTGCTGGTAGATACTTTTCGTATGCAGACTGCAATTTGCTGGTCTGTACACTTTCAAGAAGATCACGCATGATTGCAGCTTTCTCCTTGTTCAAAGGCTTCAACATTTCTGCAAGACGTTCCTTGCGCTCTGCTGATTCCTTGATAATACGAACTTCACGTTCCTTTGATTCAACTATCACATTCTTCTCTTCAATTGCCTGAACTGCTTCTGACAACTTCTCAGTCAACTTGGTAACTGTACCTTGTAACTGACGGATCTGCTTGTTCTCATTTAGGTGAGTGCCAGCAAACTCGCTTGCGAATGCTTCGAATAAACGACGTCCAAACATGTTCTCGCGAGCAATTTGAATGTCTTCTCTTAGTTGAGTCAACTCTGACTCTAACGAACTGGTAATAGCCTCTTTAACAGCAGTAGCAGATTGAGCAACGAACTTGGTTTGTAGTTCAGCCAATTTGGCTTTACCTTCAGCAACCAAACGAACCTTAGTTTCCACTACGGCTTTCTTGTCTGCTTCAAACTCTTTAATTTCTTCTGCCAACGCACGGATTGTAAATGCTTCAAGTTTGCTAATAGCACCCTCATGCATTGCACGATCTTGACGTAGTTCGCGAATTTCTTCTGATAGTTTTGCTACCATGAAATTGTTAAACTTTGTCGCGCTTTCTACCATGTGACGTCTAAAGTTCACACGGTCTTCTGCTAATTGTCTTTTTTCGTCTGCAAACTCAGAGAGTTCAGCAGTGAGAGACTCGGTTACCATTTTGTCAAGAGCTTCAACCATAACTGATTTGTCATGTGCATAACGTTGTGCGAATTCTTCGCGTAGCTCAGCACGTGCTTGCTCTTTTGCTTCAGCGATTCTGGCTTCCCAGGCTTCAGCAATAGCAACACGTGTGTCTTCGTTTATAATTCCGTTATCCAACAATGGTCGAATTGCATCTAACATATGGATTCTCCTTTTATATTTTGATTTTTGTTTATTTCAAACTTAATCGATTGTTTTGTTCTCTTTTCAGTAAGAGAAATTTTTGCTTTAGTGTTCTCGTCCCATTTAGTCCCAGTACGAGCTAAACTAATTGCTCTTTTTGCGTTGTCTGATCTTTTGCATCTTGCATCTCCAGACAATCCCTTATTCCATGCCACACGTCCTTTTTTAGATGCACTTAAGTTTGCTTTATGTTGCTCACTTTGCGGACCTATCTTTTTACCTGCGACACTAAATTTACCATCGCCGTTATGTTTATTAAAACTTCTAGTATCGTTTTTTGCATTAACTGTTTGTAAAATTTCTGTTTCAAGATCAATCATTTCTTTAATTGACCCTGTATCAATTATTTCACGTTTCCACTCACTTCTAGATTCTAATATCATCGGCTTTACAGATTTACTAGTACAAATATATCCATCATTGGGATGACAATTTTTTGCAGTACGGGAACCAACATACCACATCATAGTTGGCAAGTGTGTCCATTTGTACACGTAGGCTATTGTCATAGTTTTAATTCCTTAATAAATCCGGTTAGGGATTCTTTCAGGTACTTTTGTACTCGTTGATCTTGACTGGCTTCAGATGCCAGTTCAAATACCTTACTACCACCACGATAGTTCATTAGCGATTCGTAAATTGCCTTTGGATAAGCGTGGGGGGCACTGGGTTGTGCCACAATGTCAACGGTAATGATTTCAAAATCACTAACGTGTCCACTTCCTTCATTGACATTACCTGATCCACGTGAGCTAACTCCCAATTTTACGTTTGACGTAATCATGGCCTCAACTAATTGTCCCATGGGGGTTGGTAATATTTTTAATTTGCCGAAACCTGCAGGACCGTCCATCCACATGCTTTCAATCATGTGACTAACACGGTCTAGGTTAATCTTTAAATCGTCTGGATGGTCAACTTCTCCTAGTACAGAGTAGCCGCCTTTGATTTGTTCGTTGATAGAGTTCACAGCTTTTTCGATTTCGTGAACGGGATAAACACGTTGGTTAGCGTTCTTCACGCCTCCCTCGATGAATATCCCTTTCATATAGAGATTCTTTCCTTTCCCGTCTGCCTTGTCTTCAGCAATAATCTGAATTCCGGCACGGTCAAAAGTCAAGTTCTCACGTAGGTACAAAGCCATTTTATTGCCCTATCTTATTGCTTCTTGCCTGTTGGCTGACCTGCTGCGCCTTCGATTGGCTTCTTGTTAACAGTTGGCTTACCGCTTTGGTTGCTACCAACTACTTTACCAGTCTCTTTGTCGCCGTTCTTCTCAGCACCATGACCATTGCCAGGAGCACTTGACAATTTCTTGTCGCCGCCTGCTGTATTACCAACTTTACCGATCAATTGGCCTTGGCCTTTTGTGTACTCGTTGTTGGCTTTTGGAACTGGTTTGCCATCAGGAACTTCGTTTGTATTACCTTTCTTGGTAATAATGTTCTGACTTGTGCCACCAAAATCTGGGCCTTTGTCTAAAGATGTTGACTTCTTGTTGATAGAAGCTTTGTCTTTAGCGCCAGTGTTAGCACCAACGATTGTGCCTTCTGCGTCGCCAGTTAGATTCATGTCTTGAATCTTGTCAACGTATTCACGCATCAATTCTGCAGTACCTTTACGGCTTTCCATTTTGCCCGATCCGCTTTTGCCTGATGTGCCAGACTTAGCAGATCCACTCTTGCCGCTTACTGCTGAACCAGCTTTTGCTGCTTCCATTTTAGCACTACCAGACTTACCACTTGCTGCTGATCCAGATCCTGATTTACCAGAACCTTTCTTTAACCACTCAGGTTGCTCGCCTTCCATCATTTCTGGCTCTGCGTCCATTTCTTCTTCACCGCCAAATGATGGCTCTTCGTCGCCCATTTCTTCTTCACCATGTTCTTCGCCACCCATTTGGTCGTTGCCCATGATCTCGTCAAACTTGGCTAGCAACTCGTCTAGTTTTGCGTCGATGTTCATTTCAATTTCGCTACCTTCTGGTTCTGCGCCCATATCGTCGTCACCGCCGAACTCGTCGCCACCAAAGTCGTCTTCGTGACCTTCGTCTCCGCCCATGTCATCACCGACTTCGTCGTCAGCATCCATGTCAAACTCTTCGTCGCTTTCCATGTGCGCTTCTTCGCCGTCGATCTCGTCGCTTAGGTCTTCAACTTCACCACCGTGAACGTTTTCGCCCATTTGCTCTTCGTCCATGATTGACTCATAGATGTCGCGTGATTTTTCTACAACGATGTCGTGAAACAATGCGCGAGCTTTGTCGTCTTCATCATTGATGATGTATTCAATTAGTTTTTCAAACTTGTTCATTATAATTCCTTTAATAAAATGGCTTTTGTAAAGTTATTTACTAAAGTACGTATATTTCTGCGTTAAATGGGGGTTTTTTAAGGATTTTTGACAGATAAATTATAATCCGCCTAGGCCGCCACCAACTCCGCCAGCTTCGGGAGCAGGTGCATACTGCTTGGAAATTGCTTCCAGCTTCTTTTCGTGTTCGAGTTTACGCACATCGTGTGACTGGCGCAACTGATTTAGGTGTGCTAGAGTCAAGCGAGTTTTACGACTATCATCCATTTTAAGCGTGGTATTGTCGTCTTTTTCGTTGTAGTAGCCCTTGGGTGCAGGGTCAAATAATTCAAACACGTTCATATAAACTATTTAACCCTTTTGACGATTATAGTGCCGGGGCAGGAGCTGCGCCTGGTGTTCCTGCACCTGGGCTGGCAGTGGCACCAGCCATGTCAGGTCCGCCAGCAGGACCGGCTGCTGTGGGTTCTGGTCCTAGGCCTTCTAGATCACTCTGTACTCCGCCGGGGCTGATACCAGCACTACGTACATTGGGTGCGTCTGCTGGAGCATTGTCAATGTCGCCACGCTCTTCGGCCCATGCGGTTTCGTTCTCGCTGATCTCTTGTTCGGTCATGCCCAAGTAGCGTTTCATTAGGAATCGCTTGCTCAAATAGGGCACTTGCTCTAGTGCAGTGTAGTTCTGAATACGGGCAGCATCAATATCGGCCTGGCGATATTGTGCAAAGTTTTGTGGCTCATTGAATGTTAAATCAAACAGACTTCCGTCAATGTTGAAGCCTCTCCAGCGCATAAACAGTTTGAATTCACTGTCTAGTTTGTCGGCTATCATGGCCTGTAGTCGCTGGCAATACTGATTAAAGCGCCACTCTTGTATCAAGGCAGTGCCCACTCTACCATCTGTGTATGCTTGGCTACCGTCTTCGGCAGTGGTAGGCAAATAGCTAGAGGGAATACGTAGGCCACGGAATAGTTTATTAGTAAAGAAACGTAAGTCTGTAATCTCGCCTAGATTCTGTCCACCAGGTAGTACGTCCACGCTTGAACCACGTCCGTCAGCACCAGTAGGAAAAAAGTAATCTTCGTTTTGACTCAATGGATTATAAGTAGTATCCATCATGTTGGTTTGGCCATTACCGGTCTGTGTGGGAATTCTACGCTGATGTATCTCGTTCTTGATGCGTTCCACAAATGCCATGGCCATGTGCGATGGCATGTTGCCCACGTCAATTTTGAATATTCTACGTTCCGGTGCACGTTGTACACGATAGATAATGATCGAGTCTTCCAGTAACTCTTTCTGTTTGAACACCTTAAAGATGTTTTCTAGCACACTGTTACCAAATGGCCAATACACATCTAGGCCCTCAGTCAAGCTGATGTGCATCACATGTTCGGCATTGATTACAGCTTCGTTTTGAGCATGTTGGAATCGGCTTCCGCCACCGTAGGGTGCTTGTGGTTGTGTGTAACTGCCGCTGGGTCCGCCAGTTTGCGGATGGTTCATGTAAGTGTCAGTTGTGGCCACTGCGGTCACTGTTAAGTTTTGAAAGTTGGGATTTAGGTCCTTGATCAAATACTGTTCAGGCTTTTTTCCTTCGCCTTCGTTAACAATAACCTTTGTAACCTTAGACATCTCAGTCCACATGAGTTTAAAATTTTCTGGATCACGAATAAAAACCTGATCGCCGTACTTAAACACGTTACGTACAATTTTGAATATCCGTTTGTTAAATTCATTTAATGCTACCCACTGTTGTAACTGCTCTTTGAGGATCTTGACCTCGTTGTCGCTTGGCGTATCTTTGAATTTAACTGTGAATGCAGTATGATTCTCTAGGTTCTTTTGTGTGCAAAACTCGGCCAAGATATCCAGGGCCGCGTTCACTTCCGAATCCATGTCCATTTGTTCGTACTGGTTGTAACGCTCAATACGGTTTGGTTGTCCAGTATACACTTCGGGTAACTGGCTTTGGTAGTTTCTGTAGCCTGGGTCAGCAACACGGCCAGCACCCAAAGGACTTATGTTACTTGGTAAGTTGCTTGTTTTAAAATACTTTTTCCAGCCGGCCATATTGTGTTCTCGCTAATGCTATATTTACCGTTAGCTGACAGCTGTCAATATCTTTTGATTGCTTCTTGACTGTGATTCAAGTTCGGTCAGTATATCATCCAGTCGTGTGTCATTTTTGGTTATCAACACCAGTTTTTCTATGTTCTCGGCCATCTTCTTGAACACTGCCATGGAATTGTCTACACTGGTAACATGCGCCGGGCCTTCAACCATTTCCATACCGCCGTCGCCCACGATACCGCGCTTGCCGCCGGGAATGTATCCACCGTTTTTGTAAAACTCAAGATGGTTGGGATCGGTTTCTAAGAACTTGACTTTATATTTGGCTGCCAAGTCTGGTCTTGTTCTTAAAATCTGATAAGTTCCAGGGTCAACGTCAATACCGTTTCCTTGATTGTGTGCACTTAGCCCTGGTCCGGCTTTGGGATGCGACGTACTTAATTCAGCTTGTTCTTGTGCACTGCGATACGAACTTAGAATAGTTGCATTTGTTACACCGGCCTCGGCCAACAAATTCATGAATTTTTCTTTAGTGCCACCTGGCATTTGTGCCCAATGCGCTTCGTCACCAGTATCGCCGGGTCTGGTATGGCTAAAGTTCAATGCAATTTTAGAACCTGCGGCGCCAGTAGTTTGAGTTGCACCGCCAGCACCTTGTTTACCAAATACATTTGTACTAAGGGTTCTTTCTGTGCCTTTTCCGACACCGTACGCCATCAATCCAAGCCCACTATATGCTAAAGGCGTTCCAATCACTGCCCCTATGCCAGTTCCACTTAGCGCAGTGCCACCTGCAAACATCGCACCACCTGCCGCCGCTATGGCCGTATTTTTACCCCAATCATCCCACCAGTTGCCGGTTTGTGCTTTTTCCGGACTTATTAAATCTAGTCGTGCTGCAAACTGCATTAGTGCACTACTTGATGCTAGGGCTGCATCTTTCAACGACGCAACCGGGGTAGCAGTTGTGTTCATTGTATTGATTATATGCGATGCTAACGTATCCGCAGAAGCAGCAGTAGCAATTGCCGAATTTTTCATTGCCGTTTCAGATGCTAATACAGCATTATCTAATTTAGACAAATTATGTGTTGTTGCTTCAACTGCCACTGCAATTTCTTTCGCCCGTCCTTCTTCCTGAGTCATGGCCAATTCATTCATCTTTGATGTCTTCTGATACCAAGAATTTACCACTGCCTGATGCCCAACAGCCCCTGCAAACGCCATATCCCCGTACTGCTGGCTTGCACGTTCATTGCCTTTGTAAACAGTCTCCATCATTGATCCAACGTCTCTAGATGTTTGCTTTAAATCATCTACACCCGACATTGCCACTCGTCCGATCCCTTCCACTAATCCCAAAATTGCTGGATTGGTTTGTGCATATATTGCATCTGCGGCTTCTGTGAAGAATACGCTGCCGGTATGTAGCTTTGCCGCAAAACCTTTAACAACAATATCTTTCATTTCCTCAGGAACTGTTGCCATCGCATTCATGAATGCTTTGCGTTGTTGCGGATTTAGTTGGCCAAAAATTGCTGCTTCAGCAGCGGCAGTCTTTGCTCTAGCCAATTGTTCTTTGGCATTCTTACCAGTTATCTGTTCAATAATTTTTAAACTTTTGCCATAGTTAAGAGTTTGATCAGCGATCTGTTTATCAGACGCAGAACGTAACGTTCCAGCTATTTGCATTTGTGCCATTGCACCAGTGAGCACACCAATTTGATCTTCAAAACTGTATCCTAGTTTATACAACGAAGCAGTGACTCCGCCCTGGTCTAGAGCATGACCCAGACTGGCAATTTTTTGTGTTGCGTTGCTGGTGCTCATGCCAAGATTTTTAATGTCGTCTTTGGCACCTTCTAGACCCTTGGCAAATCGTTCAGGCATTAATCCAAATTCTATTGCATTGCGGTTAAGCTGATCCATTCCGCCGGCTAGGGTAATGCCTGCAGAATTTATTTCTTTAAACCCAATTCTTAAACCTTCTACTTGACCATTTAAATCTTCAAGTCCTTTTACTGCCAATTCGGTGCCGTCTTTTAGTAGCTTGGTGCCCCCACCAAGCAAGGTCATTATACCGCCAATAATAAAGTATAGGTATTTAAATCGTTTAACCACAAGACCAACGGCTGAGACCATTTCACCAACCTCTGTCGCCACTTCTCCTATTTTGTCTGCTGCTTCAGCAGCCTTTTGTATAGTTTTTATTTGTAACTCTGCGTATAGTTTTGTACCGTCTGTGCTTCTATGTAATTCTTTTTGGAAGTCGGCTGCTGTTTTAGCAAAATCCATTTCAGTGCTATATATTACACCACCAACCTTTTGTGCCAAGATTGCAGTGTTTGTAAATAGTGCTGCTTGTACTGCTTGACCTTTTTGCTTTAGTAGTCTATCTCTATTGTCAATAGCAGCATTCATCTCAGATTGTTTTGTTTTGTCAAACTGAGTTTGCTTAATAAGTTCTTCTTCTTTTTCAAGTGCACGATTCAATGACTTGACGTGGTCTGTGATGTCTACAAAGCTACCGCCGGTGCCAGTGAGCATGTTCCTGAACATTTTAAGCCCAGGATTAGATTTCTTAATACTGTTTGTAAAATCTTCGGCGCTTTCTTCAAAATCCTTTATTTTTTCAGGATCGTAGCCCATGCCGCGGGACTCACCTTTGATTGCTTTCGCAATCTCAGTTGCCATTGTTTTATAATCTATATTTTCCATGAAGGTTTGATCCGATAAATATTACTATCAACATTATTTATCGGATCAAAAAACATGGAAAATACTGCACCACAACCAAGTAACCCACTGTCTAAATATTTTAGACAACCTGCAATTTATTTAAAATTGCCATCAAACGGAAAGTATTGGCCACCAGGGTCACTAGATCTCCCTATAAATGAGGAAATTCCGGTATACCCAATGACTGCTAGAGACGAGATCACACTAAGAACTCCCGATGCATTAATGAGCGGGACCGGTGTAGTAGAAGTCATTAAAAGTTGTTGTCCCAACATCGTTGATCCCTGGAGCATGCCCAGTATTGATGTAGATACCACTTTGATTGCCATCAGAGTTGCCAGTTACGGACACGATATGGATCTAGATGTCAATTGCCCGCACTGCCAAGCAGAAAATAACTTTGCACTCGATTTAAGATTATTATTGGCCAATACCCCAAAACCAGACTATACCAATCCGGTCACAACACACAATCTCAAAATAATACTCAAACCACAAAAATTTACAGAAATCAATAAAACAAATACAGTAAACTTTGAAGAAACCAGATTAGTTAAAGCAATTGGTGATCAAGCAATACCCGAAGAAGAGCGTATTAGACAAGTAAACGAAAGCATGAAGCGGCTACTAGATTTAAGTATAGAAGCTGCAACAAACAGCACTGAGTCTATCGAAGTTGACGGGCAATCAGTAACTGACCGCAAGTTCATAAAAGATTTTTACAACAACGCAGAAGGTTCGATTATACGGGACGTACAAAAACGACTGGTGGAATTATCCAACGAAGCCGATCTTGTGCCGCAAAGAACCAATTGTACCAGTTGCACAAAAGAGTTTGTAGTTCCAATCGAATTTGATTATTCAAATTTTTTCGCAACAGGCTCTTGAACTTAACCTATGACGAAACAGTAGCATTACTGGATCGCATGGATAATGAATCAAGAGCCATAAAAGAAGAACTGCTTAAAATGTCGTGGTATATGCGTGGTGGTGTTAGTTACGAAGATGCTATGTATATGAGTAGCCAGGAACGTGAGCTCATTGCAAGTATTATTAAGAAAAACATGGAAATGACTAAAGAATCAGGAATGCCATTCTTTTAAGATGTTCTACGAACATCTGTTGTTTCGCTTGCGCTCACAACTGTTTTCTTTCAGAGCAATTATAACAACACAGTCAACTGACTCCAGTATCATCCAGACTAAGCGGTC